AAGGCCGCAGAGAGAGCTGCAAGCTCTGGTTTAGCTAGTTTAGCTGGTCAAGGCTTTGGAGGTTCACAAGCTCTTGCAGGCGCTCTAAGTGGCTTAGGACAAACCGAACAAGACATAGGGCAACAAAGATACAGCGGACAATTTGGTTTAGGCACAGGATTACAAGGTCTTGGCGCTCAAGCAGCGGGTGCATCGGCATCTGATATAGCCGCTTTATATGGCATGGGTGCACAGCAACAAGGACAGACACAACAAATGTTAGACGCACAACGTAGAAACCTACAACAAAGACAAATGACACCGTTGCTACAATATCAAGCACTAGCACCGTTTGTAAGCATGGCACCAGCAGGACAGTTCCAAACAACAACACAATTTGCACCACCGCCTAGCGCTATGCAGTCTGGTTTATCAACAGGATTAGCAGCATTTGGTGCTTTGGGTAAACTGTATGGAGGCTCAGAATGACAATTAGTAGAGCACAAATTGATGAATCCATTGACATGAAACTTGGCGGCGACCATATTACAGAGCAAAACAATAGAATTCAACAACTTGCAGATGAGCTAAGAGGCAGAGTAGATGCTTTCGATTTTGATACACAACAACAAGAATATGTTGATAGACTTTCACAGTTTGCACCACAACCAGATAAGTTTGATGTGTTTGATTTAGCCACTAGCATTTCACAAGGGTTAGCGGCTCAACAACAGGGTGCAGGACCAGATTCTATAGGTCAGGGTTTGGCTATGGGTTTTAACATAGCATCAGCTGACATGCGTGAGAGAGACCGTATGATGGAACAAGCAAGACGAGAAATTGGATTACAGGCTGCAAAGTTAGCAATGAGTGATGAAAAAGAAGCGTCAGACTTTTTAGATAAAGCCTTGTTTGAATTAGCAAAACAATCTGGCACTGCTGGTGATGCAAAAGACACAGCAGATATTTCTAATTTTAATTTTTATCAAGGTTTAAGCGACGAAGAAAAAAAAGTTTGGGATAAAATGAAAAACCAAGATCCGTTTGCCCTATACGCTCAAGCGGAGGCTAAAAGAAAAGGCAGAGCGCCTGGCGGCATTGATTTATCGAAAGCACAACAAAAGGTAGACGAAGAGTTTGGTAAAATTATTGCAGACTATGTTTTAAAAGGAGCACCACAAGTTAAATCAAATTTAAAAAATTTAGATGAAAAAATTAGAATACTTGAGGCAGGTGAGCTAAATGTTTCTGGACCAGTCATTGGCACGTTAGGAGACGCAGCAATGGGTGCCTTCGCGCCAGATGCAGCATCTTTTATAAGTGATATCAGGGATATTGTCTTCCAGTCTCTTAGAGAAAAGCTCGGCGCTCAGTTTACAGAGAGGGAGGGCAATCGTCTTGTTAATGCTGCTTTCAACCAATATCTTGACGAGGGCAGAAACATCGCAAGGTTACAAAGGCTCTATGACACTATAGACAAAGCGGCTAGATCTAAAGAGGCAGCATATCAATATTATAAAGATAACGATACGATTTCAGGGTATGAAATAGTGGTCGATGATTTTGAGTCAATTATGCGGAACCTTGTACAAGAATCTGACTTTGAGGGTATGACAGACGAAGAGCTCAAAGAATATTTTGTTAATGCAGGTCCCGATGAGCAAGAAATTATTTTAGAAATGGTAAAAGCGCGAGAAGAACAGTGAGTTTACTTGAAGAACTTGAGGCAAGCCGAAAACAGGTACAAGAACAAGAAGAAGAAAGCCTATCTGGTGGCGAGGTTTTAACTGAGGCTGTTAAAAACCTACCATCAAGTGCGGCAAAATTAGTTACTGATGTAACCTATCCAATTAGACACCCTATCGAAACTGCTCAATCTTTAGCGTCATTGGGTAGGGGTGTTGTAAAACTTATAGCGCCAGGCGAGCCTACAACTTATGATGAAGATGAAGAGGCGGCAAAAGCGGTGGGTAAATTTTTTGCTGATAGATATGGTTCGTTTGATGGTTTCAAACAATCCTTTGCTACTGATCCTCTGGGTGTAGCAAGTGATGTGGCTATTATATTTACTGGCGGAGCTGGTCTAGCGGCTAAAGTTCCAGGTGTTGCAGGAAAAACCACACAAACTATTTCTAAAATAGGCACTGCAATCGACCCAGTCCTTGGTGGTGCTAAACTGTTAGGCGCTACGGCTGTTGGAGCTGGTAAGGTTACAGCACCATTATTAGGTGTAACCACGGGTGCAGGAACAGATGCAATACAAGTAGCAGCAAGAGCTGGTGCTAGTAGTCCAGAAGTGCAAAAAATGTTTTTAGATAATTTGCGTGGTAATGTTGCTCCAGAGGAGGTAGTGCCAAAGGCTATTAGTGCTTTAAAAGAAAGACAAACAGCCACAAGGGGTAGGTTCAAAAAAGATAAAAAAACATTACAGCTTGAAGCACAACCAGTTAATTTTACTAACATAAAACAGGCTATTAAAAGTTTTGAGGACGGTTATAAGTTTGAGGGCGTATCAGAGCTGTCTGCAAATGCACAAAAAAAATTGTCAGATTTAAAAAAAATCGTAAAAGTTTTCGAAGACAATCCAAAATTACATAACGCAAAAGGTTTAGACATTCTTAAAAGAAGAATAGACGCAGAGTATCCAACTGGCTTAAATGTTGGTGATTCAGGTGTTGTAGTGTCACAGCTTAGAAATGTTGTCAAATCTAAAATATTAGATGAAGTGCCTGGATACGGGAAAGTTATGAAGGATTATGAGACGGCTGTGAAGTTGGAAAGACAATTTATGCAAGAACTCTCGATTGGTAAAAATAAACAAGCAGGAACAACATTAAGAAAACTACAGTCTGCTCTACGAAATAATGTCAACACATCTTACGGTAATAGGTTGAATATGCTTGAAGACTTAGACCCAAGCCTAATAACTGAAATAGGAGGCCAAGCGCTGAGTAGTGTCACGCCTAGGGGTTTACAGGGTTTAAGTGCAAGTGGCTTTCTTGGTTATGGTGCTTTTGTAAATCCAGCCTCGTTAGCAGCATTACCATTTCAATCACCTAGATTGGTTGGAGAAACGGCATTTAAAATAGGTCAACTAGAAAAAGGGTTAGCACCATTAAAAGGCCAGACAGCATTAGACATAGCTAGAGGCGCTAGGTTTACTGGCGAGGTTATGAGAGCTGACGACGTGGACAATGCTGCATTACTTAGGATCTTATTAGAAAACAAAGAGGAACAAGCTGTAGATACATCGGCTATAAATTCTATAAAAAAAAATGCAAACGAGTTGGCAAAAGAGTTTGACGAAGAAGAAGAGGATAAAACATTTGCAGAGGGTGGCATGGTTGACAGTGAAAGCGAAAACATAGCAGATACAATAATGCGAAAAATAAATATGATGTTTACGCCTGTGGATTTGCAAAACGAGGTTATAAACAATCAAGTGGTTCCTTTGCAAAGAATTTCAAAAGATGCACAAAGCAATAAATACAATGACCAAGTATTTAAAGAGTTACAAAACTATGTGCAACGATTAGATGCAGAGATAAAACAAACTAAATTTGTGCCACTACAAAGATTGAAAAATGTTGTTGACCGAGCTATCAATAATAAAATTGATGAGGGTTTTACAGCTGACGATGAAGATATGCAAAACCAGTTACAATATGCACCAGAGCTTTATAATCAATATATTGGTTTAGATAGTTCAGACGAACCTTTTGAGGCAAGAGAAAAGACTGCTAATAAAATTTTAGAAAAAATTATAAATAAAAAGTTTACACCAGTGCAAGCGTCTAATTTTTTACTTTCACATAATAGGTTTGCGCCAAAAGATTCAATACCTTTACTGGTTAATAAGCTCGCTGAAACCATGCCTGAAAAACAATTTGAAAGCGCAGAAAAGTCTTTAAAAGATGCAATGCTCATAAAAGTATTTGAGCCTAAACAAAAGAATGTCAACACCATGACTGCAAATAAATATGACGCTTTATTACAACAAAATAAAGATGTGTTTGATAGTCTGTTTACCAATCAAGAGCTCGCAGACTTACAATCTTTTAAAGATAATGTAGTTCCAGAAATTACAAAAAAAACTACCACCAACCCTAATCAATCAAAATTTTTGTTTGTTTCTGCATTGGCTGAAACAGGATTGTTAGGAACAAAAAAATCTACATCGACAACAAGTTCTATACAGGTAGCGAGAGATAGTTTAAAAAAATTACAAAAGCCTTTAATAACACCACCACAAAACATCGAATTTGAAACAGATATAGCTATGTCACAAGATATACCACAGATAGAGGTTCAAGAGCCAAGTAATTTAGCAGAAAACCAAGAGGATATTAGCTTTTTACAAAGCAATATTGGCCAATTCAGCTTACCGCAGATGAATCAACCAGCCTTTGATTTGCCAGAATCAGATTTAGCACCATCGCAAATGTTGTCGCCGACAATATTGCCAGATGAAAAAGATCGTGAAATCGCAATGCGACAAATGGGTGGTTTGGGTTCTTTAGTCTAAAGACTCAGTAGCTTTTATAATCGCGCCTTCAACTTCATAATCTAGGTCTAGGCCGTGTATGTCTTGGCCGTCAACATTAATAATAACGTTCCTTGAGATAAGCCTAAGCAAAGCAGCTTGTTGATGTAGAGTGGTTCTACTAAAGACATCTATGATTTCTTGAGCATCCATGACAGGCCGATAGGACTGAGGCGTTGGTTTATCTTTGACCATAATGCTTTTAAACAGCTTCATCTTCATTGACCGTAGCTAATCTTTTGTGTTCTTTTTGTATCAACACCTTGAGCTGGTCTATCTTAGACCTATGCTCAGTAGCACATATTTCACACAATAGATCATAGGTGCTAGGATCTACAGCTAAACTTTTTCTTATTTCTTTGCCTTCGCTCATTATATTCCTTTATACATAATCATGTTATGGTTTGGTATATTCTATAAAAATTTACACAAATATACAACAAATTATTCATTTATATCTGATATACTAAAATGCATGTATAAAATTAGAAACTATCTGTTGAGCATGCAATCTCATTGGATGATTAACCATACTACCTATCAAGCGGTTCAAGATTCTATACCTGCGATTATTAAATACAAATCCAACAATGGTATGAAAGATATGGCTAAAACACCTGTGCATGATGTGGTTACTAAGATTTATCCAGAGATCTATAGAGTGCCGTTGTTTCGTAGACACTTTTGCACTTTGTTATTAAGAGAGATAGAACAAATGCGCAAAGAGATTGGTTTTGAAGGCAATGAAGATGAGGATACTTTGCGACAAATACCAGAGATTGTGTTAAAAGAACATGTGCCAGAGCTGTATAGGTCTATGTGGTTTGTAGTGCAAACAGTGTTAAACCCAATCTTTAATGCAATATGGCAACGCGATTGTAGAGACCCTGCAAGTATACAAATAGCCAACTACAACCTAAAAGAAAAACAACAAGGTGCCTGGCACCATGACGAGTCGGCAGACATATCGGTTGTAGTGCCACTAAATACAGGTAAATATAAGGGTGGTGGCACTGCGTTTCATAACTACGGCGAAGTTCCGCCTTTACCGACAGGACATGCACTCATGTTTCCGTCCTTCAACAATCTACACAAAGGTCTACCAGTAGAGAGCGGTGACAGATACCTGTTGGTTTTTTGGCTGTGTAATAGACAAAAGACGATCGATTTATACCATTCTTTAGACTAAAAAAACTTGTTATTATTGTGTGTAAATAGTTGCAATTAGTTGCAACTTATGGCATTATATCTATGTGGGAATTTTAATTAATAACAAAAACAAGGAGGTTGAGATGGCCACAATTAATGTAAAATCAGGTGACAAGATTGTCATAGCTAATGAGAATTATGTTGCTGCTTATATTGACGGTGCTTACGTCATTGTTAAGGATGATGAGGCTTACGCTGAACACAAAAAGATGGTTAAGTATTACAACGATTGCGACGCAGGGAGGGTGTAATGGAAGCATTTCATTTGAAAAAACAAAGTAAATCTGATTTTGAAGATTACCTTTATAAACTTAATCATGGAGAATCATTAGGTTATAGAAAACATAATGATTTTGATTATGAAAAAAATACAAACACTATCTTACATCTTTACTATAACGACAATGGACACATAGGAACATGGACAAAAAGAAGTTGTTGGATATTTAAAGATAATTTTTCTTAATACAAATCTGTAATATCTACAACCTGGACACCATCTAGGTTGTAGGGTCTAAAATCATCTTTATCTTTACACTTCAATAATAATTCTAGGGCTTGCTCGTTCCTTGCTCTAGCATATTCAAGCGCCTCGTCTGACAAAGTATAGACACCGTATGGATATGGGTGTGCTTTCTCTTGAGCAAGAAAATTAAAACCATGTGCTTTAAGTCCAGATAAAATACAGCCGTCTACATAAAGAGCTGCTTGCATGTGATAGTTGAAGTTGTTGATTGCATTTCTAAAGCCACGAGGCGATGCGTCTCGACAGGTTTTGAGGTCCCAAACCCTTTCGCCGTCATACCAGTCTAATCTGCATTTAAAAGGTTGTCCGTGCCATTCAAACACAAGAGTTAGTTCTGCTTTATCATCTTTAGCTGGCACATAGTCTTTTACGACAGCTCGGCGTTCCATACAAGTGTCATACATGTCACGACTGATTGCTGTCCTGTCACCAACGGTGGCCATAAAATCTTGATATTCAGCTTTGCCTATTTTGGTTCTGCGGTCTATGTTGGGTTGAATTACAAACTCATCATCAAACTTATGATGCTCTAAGAAAACTGTGTGTTGCACTCGGCCTTCAAGTAAAGCTGGTGTTTGCACCATTGCTTTTTGATGCTTCCAGCTATACGGGCATTTTATGACCGCAGTAAGATCGTGAGATCTAAAAGCTGGTATCTCTGCATACTCTTCATAGGGTATGTCTTCATATATTCCTGGTTGCATCGTCGCTCCTGTAATTGTGGTAGGTGGCATTACTCAGAGGAGTAATGTGAGTTATGTGGAGAGCAGCCACCTACCAACAAACTAAAATGGTATATCTTCTTCGGTGAGTCCACCTTTTTTCTCATCGTCGTCAAAGTTTGGACTATTCATTTCTTGTGCTGCTTGGTCATTTAGTTTTGCAAGGTTTTCAGATTCTGACGGTTCACTAGAGTTACCAGTTGCAGCTTTGTATTCATAACTAGATTCTATGTCTTCTTGTTGCCATGGTGGTAGTGAGTCAAAAATGTCACACATAGCTTTGCTTTCGGCTGAGGACTTACCTCTAAACTCATCGCAATATATATCCATGTCAAAAGACTCTTGGGTGTTATTGGTATCAACTTTTTGCACACCACCGTCTGGTCTTTGTAGATTCATAATTTTAGGATTGCCACCGTCAGAAAATTCTGTTGGTGCAGTATGTCCGACTTCTATTCTTGCAGTGCAACCAATAAGATTAGATATATCAAAACCTTGTAGTTCTTGTTCGGTAAAACTTTTACCACGCCAGCTCTCTAAATCTTTTCTAAGTGCTGCCATTTCAAACAAAGATGCAGTATAAGTTTTAGATACTGCAAAGGGTCTGCCGTCGTCCATGGTTGCTTGGTTACTTGTTGGGTCTAATGCTTCTGTGACTTCAAAAGTAATATGCACTCTGGTCTTTTTACTTTTTTGTCCTTTGTATTCTTGATCCGTGGTGCCTAGGTCTACGATTCTAAAACAGGTGCCTAGGTAGATACCTTTTTGCAATTTTGGTAGAGATTCGCCGCTACCGTCGCTACTTATTGTTAAGCTCATAAATTTTCTCCTCAAATGTGTTTGCTAATTTGTATAAACTTGGTGTATTATTCTATACACTTTTATAAAAGAAGTAAACAGTAAAAAAAGCGATGGATTGATGTCATTAAAAATAAAAGGGCCTAACAAAAATTTTAATAAACCTTTCACTAAGGATTACACATCACAGTTTCAAGATTTCTTATCCACTCATGGATATGAACCAGATCCCTCTAAGGGATTGGTTACCGATGGCTCAATAGGTCGAGCTTACATCAACATCGGTAACCAGCGTAAGCTGGTGGGTTGGTATCAAGCCTGGCTAGACCAATCTTCCCCCTATGGTCGAATTGGCGATTATCGCATCAGCACGGACCAACCCACTGCTACCTGGAAACCAGAGAATAGTAAAAGATACCGCATGACCAAAGAGCAGAAGGCGGAGATTGAAGAGTTAAGACGACAAGCTGAGGTTAAATCAGCAGAAAAATATACGCAGGCCGCACAGCGCTCGCAAAACATTTGGGATAAGGCAAAGGATTGTGTTAAGCATGACTATTTGGAGAGAAAACAAGTTTTGTCTTATGGTTTAAAAGAGGACGATCATGGTAACTTGGTAATCCCTATGAAGGACGGCCAAGGCACTATTGTTGGATTACAGTTTATCGCAGGCGATGGCACCAAGCGTTTTCTTACTGGTTCTAAAAAAAGCGGTAGCTTTTTTCTGCTCGGCAGAGAGATATTCAACAGCTCAGACACACTCAATTATGCCGAAGGCTATGCAACAGCAGCATCTATTTATGCTGACCGCTCCCAACCTGTTGTCGTAGCCTTTGATGCATTTAACTTAACGCCTGTTGCTGAGGTTATGTATAAGTATTTTCCCAATCATAAACACGTCTTTGTTGCAGATAACGATGATAGTAAAACGGGTGAAAAGGAAGCAAAGAAAGCGGCAGCTTTGGTTAATAAAAAAGGCGGTTACGCCGAGATTCAAATGCCAGAGACTAAGGGTGATTACAACGACCATAAGAACGAAGTTGCTGTCACCGAAGGTAAATTGGTGTTGCAATCGGTAGATGTGCCAGTGGAGTTTGAATTTATTAGAAGCGCAAACGGACGTTTCCTAAACACCAAAGATAACATTGGCGGTGTATTAAAGACACACGGCGTAGACGTTCGCTACAACGTGATTAAGAAGAAGATGGAGATAGACATACCTAACATGACTTTTATTGCAGACATGCAAGAGGAGGCATCCCTGATTGAAATAGAACATAGGTGCATACACATGGGTATACCGCATACTAAAGTGCGCGACTATCTCAAAGTCTTGGCGAGGGAATATAATCCTGTCAAAGAATGGATAGATAGCGAGCCGTGGGATGGAGTCGATAGACTACCAGAGTTTTTAAACTCGCTGACCACAGAAGAGTCGGCGCAGTTACGCGACATGCTACTTAAAAAGTGGCTGATAAGTTGTGTGGCGGCAGCTTATGAAAAGAATGGTGTTGAGTTAGAGGGCATATTGGTATTACAAGGCGCGCAAGGACTCGGTAAAACCTTATGGTTTAAACGCCTCTGTGATTACAATAAAGGCTGGCTGTTAGAGGGTGCAACCTTGAATCCGTCGGATAAAGACAGCGTCAAGCGGGCGGTTAGCCATTGGATTGTAGAGTTAGGCGAAATCGAGTCTACCTTTAAAAAATCAGATATAGACCAGTTGAAAGCCTTTGTGACGGCGAAGACGGATGAACTGAGGTTGCCGTATGACAGGGCCTTTACGACCTATCAGCGCAGGACAGCGTTTTATGCATCGGTCAATGCACGCGAGTTTTTGACGGACACGTCGGGCAATCGAAGATTCTGGGTGCTTGCGGTCAAAGATATAGACGTGAATCATGGTGTGAATATGCAACAGCTCTGGGCGCAAGTAAAGGATACGATGTATGTGCCTGGGCAAAAGAATTGGTTTCTATCACCAGATGAGCGTGAGCTCTTACAAGGCTCGAATGAGCAGTATCGAACTCAGTCTAGTGTAGAGGATTTAATATTAGAACATGTCAACTTTGGTAGCGACGATACCAAGCCAGTGCAAATGACTAAGTTGTTGCGCGACCTTGGTATCAAGTCGCCTAGGATGCCAGACTTCAAAGAGGCTAGTCGTGTGTTACACGAAAGAGGCATCGAGGCGCGACGATCTAACGGCAAGAAAATCTTTGATTTGGATTACAGCGTAGCTGATATTGACGGAAGTTATAGCAGTTTTGCGGATAAGTTTGAATGATTGAGCTGATAAAAGGCGACTGTATAGAGTCATTAAAAAAACTAGAAGATGAAAGCATCAATACTTGTATTACTTCACCGCCTTATTGGGGTTTGCGTAATTACAATGATGAAGAAAAACAACTTGGCATGGAAGATATGCCAGAAGAATTTGTTGATAATTTGGTTAAAGTATTTAGAGAAGTAAAAAGAGTTTTGCGGGATGATGGAACTGTTTGGTTAAACCTTGGTGATAGCTATGCTATGAGCAGCATTAGAGGTGGCACTAAAAAGTTTTCTGGTAATGTTGGATCGCACAATCATTATGAAAAATCAATAAAAAAAGGAAAAAGAAATATACCAATTGGATTAAAACCAAAAGATTTAATTGGCATACCTTGGCGTGTAGCTTTTGCTTTACAACAAGATGGTTGGTATTTACGCCAAGACATTATTTGGAATAAACCTAATCCAATGCCAGAGAGTGTGAAAGATAGATGCACTAAAGCACATGAATATATATTTTTATTAAGTAAAAGTCCTAAATATTACTATGATAATGAAGCTATAAAGGATGATGCTAAGTTTCCCGATGGACCAACCGCAGCTGATGCTATTAGAAAAGGTGTTGGCGATCCAAAAATGCAAACTAGAAACGGACTACATAAGATAGGCGCTAACCCAAAAAGAAATAAAAGATCTGTATGGGCCGTTACAACAAAACCATTTACAGGAGCTCACTTTGCAACTTTTCCGATGGATTTGATAGAGCCATGTGTATTAGCTGGTTGTCCAGAAAAGGTTTGTGTAAAGTGTGGTGAGCCGTATCAAAGAGAAGTAGAGTTAGGAGATTATGACCTTGAACATCAAAAGCTCTCTGGTGGTGATACAGAGGGTAAATACTTTGGTGCATCAACCAAAGATTATGCACAAAACAAAGCTCAAGATGCGAGTGAAACAAAAAAGAGAATATTAGAATCAATGCGGCACAGAAAAGACTTAGGTGTGGTCAAACAATGCGATTGCGAAACAGATGAAACTAGGCCTGGAGTAGTTTTAGATCCATTTGCTGGAAGTGGAACAACGGCAGTTGTAGCATCTGGTCACAATCGTGATGCAGTTTTATTAGAACTTAATGAAGAATATATAGAGTTAGCGATAGATAGAATTAAACGAAGTTTTGGTATGTTTACAAACATAAAATACAATGATTGAGGTAATAAAAGAGATCATTTGCATATCAGCTGTAACCTTTGTTACGGTGACTGCGGTCTCGATTATATTGGTCGGTCTCGCTATAGTTATTACTGACAGGCATTTGAAATGAGGCTTAAGGACGAAAAAGGGTATAGTAAAGGGTATAGTTGGGGTGGCTCTACCCTGTGTCAATCCCTTGCTAATACTGGGTTTATACTATATAAGTGTATAGTGTATATATATATATTAATTAAGCTACATATAAGAATGTATTCTTACGCGGTTGATAATATATATAATAGAGGTGCTATGCACTCTACACTCTACACTGATGGGTAAAGGTTCAAGAAGACGACCTACTAACGAAACGGTTTATAATCGTGAGTGGGATAAAATATTTAACAAGAAGGACAAAGATGCCAAGAACAAAAAAGCCAACGAGCAAACAATCAAAAGCACCAATACAGTTTGATAAGGATAACGAGTATAAGCTGACTGAGATGCAGTCCAGCTTTGTTTGGCATTACACCGAAGGTGCGTGCGGTATGACCGAGGCGGCCAGAAAAGCTGGGTATGAGTTTCCAAGCGCTAGTGCAAATAAGTTATTGAACGGCAAGGACTATCCGAATGTGGTTAAGGCAATCAGAATAAAACAGGACGAGCTCGCAGAGAAGTATGCAATCACACCACAAAAGACAGGCACTATGTTATGGAAAGTAATGGAGCGTGCGTATGAAAAGGGTCAGTTCAATGCAGCTGTATCAGCTATAAAAGAACTGAATCAGCTCGCTGGTTTATCTATCAATAGATCCCAGAATATAAATATCAACGCTAACCTAGAGAAGATGAGCCGTGAGCAAATCAAAGAGCGATTGGGACAATTACTCGGCGCAAATACTGGCGACTACTCCGACAAAGATAAATAGAAATAAAACTGCGTAAACGCGGACACATATCCAAAGCGTAAAATATCCTGAAAAAAAAGCAGATCGGCGCAAAGCCTTATGTAGCAAGGCTTTCAGCGTGTTGCAAACATGTATTCTTTTGTGCAACTATGTGCAACATGTGAGCACAATAGATACGCCAGGTATATTGGAGTCCCTTGGAGTCGCTTTTTTACAGGCAAAAAGACATATTAGGGACCCCTACACCCAGTATTTTGCTAGCGCGTTTGCAGTTGTAGTTATAACTAGGTTAGATACATTGAATCACCACTAAAAATGAATCCTAAAAAATTTTGCAAAATAAATTTTTGAATCGTTTGCAATTATTTGCATATTTTGAGAAACTCTATCAATGCCTATTAACTCCAGAAATAAGGGCGCACAGTTTGAACGCGACGTA